GGTCTTGTGGGTTTAGCGAGCGTATCATAAGACGCGCAGTCTGTCAACCCACGGGGCGGCGAAAAGTCACAGAACCCACACACAATCTCGACGAGACTTATAAATAATGGTTATGAATCTCGACGAGACTTATATCTAGATCTTCTAGTTGACATCTCGACGAGTTATCAGTATAATACACAAGAATCTCGACGAGGATTATGTACGACGACTACGATCTCGACTATACTTTTGGGCAAGATTATAATCTCGACGAGGATACGTATTATGAGCATTATGCACAACTAGATGCATCTAATGATCTCGACGAGGATTATGCACACAATACGCAAGATTATGACGCACTTGCGTATAAGCATTATGCGTGATATAATCTAGTACACACACGCACCCCCATCCCCCCGCATCTAGAATCATGTACATGCCTACCAAGCGTACAGTATGTGTTACACTTGATATAGAATGTTATGAAGATTTAGACCTGGAAGATATAGATTGGAAGGATCTTCTAGGTCTTGAAGGTGATGAAGATGTCCACAGTACTATAAGGGATCTGGAACCCTTGTGGTGATTTAGTGGACAGTTTGCGAACTGGCACACCGATCCCCTATTCTCAACAAGACAAGTTTAATGATTCTCAATAAGCGACCCTTATTGAGAATATGACAATGCGTTACTATTATTACCGGAAGGCAGGATCGGTGGCGACCTTTTTCGTCAACAGTGCTACCCCGCACCTCCTCTGATTTCCTATAAGATAACAGGGATTCGGACGGTGTGGGGTTTTCGTGTGCCACTTTTCAGACTGTCCACCAAGTGCCCCAGGGGGTCCGATTCCGTGCCATCATGTCTGCATGAACAACACCTACTCCATCATCTGCCCCTCTGCCCCAGAGGAGAACGACACCACCACGGACCTGGACCGTGCTATGCTGGTGTGCCTGGACCTCTCCGAAGAGTTCGGGTATGCTGAGATCCGTGACGCCTTCGGCAACATCGTCGGAGACTACGGCGACCCTACCACCTTCCTGGTGTGACGGTCGGGGCACTGTCCACCAAGTGCCCCACACCCCCCGATGGGGTGCAATACTTACAACAGTTCAAACCAAACCAATGCAAGCACTCACCTCCATGATCACCGAAACCGAAACCTACAACGGTTGGGCGAACTGGGAGACCTGGAACGTCGCCCTGTGGTTGCAGAACGATTTCGCTCTGTACAGCGTCGCCCGTCGCTACGACTCCTATGATCGCCTGATCCCCCGTCTGGAATCGGAGTTCGGTCAGATGACCCCTGACGGTGCCCGCTGGATGGATGGCACGATCGACACCGCTGCCCTGGATGAGATGCTGGCGGACCTGTGACGGTTCGTTAAGTTGCACAAGGGGGGTCACGGATCCCCCGCTCCATGCCCTACAATAACCTCAGTTCAAACAACCACAATGGATTTCGACACCGACCTCTTCGCTGAGATCAACGACATGCCCGCTGAGATCTTCGACATTCCTGAGATGCAGGATGATCGTTTCGACGTGGAAGCATACATCAACGGTGACACCGACTACTGATGTGCCACTTGGGGAACTGTCCACGGTTCCCCCCACAACCCCCCTCCGACCCCTTATACTGAACACAGTTCAGACAAACCCAATGGAAACCTTCCTCGAAACCTCCTTCCAGAACGTCCGCTCTTCTAAGCGTACCGATGAGTTCCACAATGCTCTCCTGGATGAGGTTTTGAACGCCAACAATGAGTGGGCAGAATATACTTGGAAGTTCGAATATCAACTGCCCGTTGATGGTTTCGGCGGCACGTTTGATATCGACATCGCAGGATTTGATGCTAAGGGTGATCTTAAGGTTGCTATTCTTGGCAAAGCGATTAACTCTAACGTGAACAAAAATATCAAGAACTACGCTAACACTTCTATTGGTGAAGCGGCACGTATTATGTTCGCTCCGAATGTAGAAATGGAGAAGGTTCTGTTTGTAACTGTTCTTCCCCGTATTGCACCCCGCTTTAACACCAAGAAAGAAGTTGTGGGTTTTGATGATGTGATCAGTGCCAAGAATCGCACCAAGATCAACAACATCCTGGAAGCACAATACGCTGGTAAAGTTGAAGCGATCGACCTGTTCTTTGACATCGAAGGTGTTAAGACCTTGACCAACTTCGACCTGATTGAAGTAAAGAACCTGGACGCCCTGACGCTCTGATCGGGGATGATACCACACGGGGGAGCGATCCCCCCTTTTTTTGACAATTCGTAATGTAGGCAGGGCTCTACCTTCATCCTAGCACACCGTCCCGCCCTCATCGGAAACGTTACACACTTGAAATAATTATTTCAAGGCAGGGGAGGTGACGACCTTTTTCGTCTTCGGTGCTACCCCGCACCTCTTTCGGTTGTTGAAACAACAATAGGCGACCCTGACCCATAAAACCACCACCTTGTGCCACTTTGCAGACTGTCCACTTTTCTGGCACAAGGGTCGGATCTGGGGCATTATGTATTCAGTTCAGACAACTACCCATGAGAATCGAAGTCCGCTACCAAACCCCCTACAACGCTTGTGAGTGGCGGTCGCAGTGGTTCCGCACCCTGGAAGAGGCGGAGAGCATGGTAGAGTTCTACCGCTCCTGTGGGTCACCTGCTCACGTTGCCCCATCATCCCTCGCTCAGTTCGCCCGATGATCAAAGCACTCACCCGCTCCCGCTCCGCTGACTTCCATCGCTCTACCATGCTCAAACTACTGATCGGTGCTGGACTGCTCTACCTACTATGGGAACCGATCCGTCCCGTCCGCCTTGTGACAGCGGACCTACTGCACACCACTGGCGACCTGATCGCCCGCTGACCCCCTATACTGATCTCAGTTCAAACGAAACGACCAATGACCCTTCCTGAGTTTGCCTACCCCGATCAGCACCGCTACGGCATCCCCGACTACGCCAACCGCCTGGCGGGTCGCATCCTGGAAGACCTAGAGCACGATGACCTGATGGATGCGGACGACATGGAATCCGCTCTCTGTGCCGCCTGAGGCACTGGCACAAGGGGGGCATCAACCCCCCACCCTGACCCCCTATACTGATCTCAGTTCAGACAAACGACCAATGACTCAAACCGAAAACCTCCGCTCCTTCATCGCCTACACCCTGACTGAGATGGATCGCGACTTCCACGGTTGGACCTTCACCGCCGAAGACTTCAAGGGGTACAGCAACAACGACCTGCGGGAGTTCTGCTACCGTCACCACTCCCCCACCCTGAAAGAGGCACTCAGGACTACCATGATCTGATCAGCAGGGGGGCAACGCCCCCCTTTCTTTTAACACTCTGTAACTGAGTCAGGGCTCTACCTTCATCCTAGCACGCGACCCGACCCCCCCCTCAAACCTTGTGCCACTTTAATCACTGGCACACAAAAGAGGCACGGTGTCCCCGATGCCCTATTGTTCTCACAACACGCAACCGCTCCTCATGTCCCGCCGCACGATCTGGTTAGAGTCCGCTGAGTGGCAGACCGTCGCCGCTGCTTTTGAGAAGGGCACCTATCATCCCTTCCTAAGGGATGAGCAGCAGTTTGAGCGGGTCTGTGCCCCTGCCTGGTTTGATCGGATGAGCGACCCCGTAGCGGTCAATATCCTGCGGCGGGAATACTACCGCCCCCAGGACCTCCGCGACTTCATGAGCGACCTGGACGCCTTCGCTGGGTTCTGCCTATGCATGGGTGACGCTGCCCCCTCCCTGGACACTACCGACGCCCAATGGGAGCAGTACCGCGAAGCAGCACGGGAGCAGTTCAACGCCGCAGGACGTAGCATCTTCATGAAGGATGAAGTCGCCCGAGTGTGTGCCAATGCAACGACCTGCACACCTGCCGCCTGAATACGACCCCCCTGCCCTTAGTATTAACTCAGTTCAAACCAAACCAATGAGCACCCCCACCATCTTCCGCCAAGCATCCGACCTCACCACCCGCCAGCAGGTGTGGGTGAGCAGCGTCCCTTCCGCTGATCCCTCCCTGGAAGGTTGCGGGTACAGTGCCGCTCTGATCGCAGGCGTCTGGGCGGACACCTTCAACGGTGAGGCAGTCGCTAAGATCCCGTCCTTTGAGTGACGGTTGATTAACCTGCACAAGGGGGACGCCAAGTCCCCCACCCCATCCTCTACAATTATCTCAGTTCACAACCCCAAACCAATGAAAGACTACGGTAACGGCATCCTGGCATCCTCCGACGCACTCGCCGCCATCGGTCAGCAGTACCTTGAAGAACTCAAAGCGGAGCAACGCCGCCGCGAGTGGTTCGCCAAGTGGAACGAAACCCGTCCTGAGGGAACCTACGGGACCTGGAATATCTCCGACCGCCACTGAGCGGGCGACCTGCTACACTACCCACAACCACAACGGACTCATGCTTCTTCTTCCTCCCGCTAACTGGGGTCTCCCTTTCAACCCCACAACCCCAGACCGTGATGCAGAGTTGATTCCCGTTCAGACTCCGAACGGTCCCCTTCCCCCTGCACCCGTTGCCCTTGTGCCAATCGCCGCACTGTACACTCATCCAGTCGGATTCGTCGCCTGACCCCTTATACTGATCTCAGTTCACACAACAGACCAATGCAAGTTTACGTTGTCTTCGGTGGATGGGACTATGAGGGTGCTGACTCCGCTGGTCCTGCCCTGTTCGATTGCAAGTCCACTGCCGACGCTGCCGCTAAGAGCATGAAGGAAGACTGCAACTACGACTGGGTTGAGGTCAAACTGCAAACCGTCACAATGGGTTCGCTGATCGCTGCCTGACCCCTTATACTGATCTCAGTTCACACAACCCCAAAGCATCATGCGTAAGATCGAATCCCTGATGAACGCCGCCATCAGCAACAACCTCAACTGGCAGTCGGGTAACACCTCTGTACAGTTTGACGCCGAAGACAACGTGTCCCGCGTCTACCTGCATGGCAACCACATCGCTACGGTCTCAGAAGACGGCGTTCAACTCTTCGACGGTGGGTGGCAGTCCAACACTACGAAGTCCCGCCTGAACGCTATCTGCGACGCTCACGCTATGGACGGTGAGGGCGTCTTCCAAAAGGATTGGACCTGGTTCGTCTCACAGGTCAACAACGCCACTGGCAAGCGTGAGACCGTTCCTTTCTATTCGGGGATCAACCTGGGAGAGGGTGCCCTTCCCGTTTGTAACTGATTATGAACAATCGGGGAACCTGCCACGGTTCCCCCTTCCCATCCCCTACAATTATCTCAGTTCACAAGCGATCCGATGACCCACCCCACCCCCGACGCCAACGGCACCATCTCCTGGCATGAGGCAGTGCAGTTCGTTTGGAACCCTGATCAGGACCTGAACTTCCTGGTGCAGTTCGCTCAGGACTACGGTCACATGATGGGTGAGCGGGTAGACCTTGGAGAACTGGAAGTCTGGTACAGCGACCTGGCGATCAACGCCATCGCGGACCTTGTGTTCGGTTAGGGGTCAGTACCCTAACTGGCACAGGGTGGGTTGACAGCAGTCCTGGGTGCGTGGTAGGCAGTGCCCCCGTGGGGGTGCCGCCGCCCCCGGGGGTCGTGTGGGTCCCCCGTATATAAAACGCATGGGTCCCTCTAAGCTATAAAGTCTTGCTTTCGCGAGCTCTTTATAGAACTCACAGTTTTTCTATATAAAACAAAAATGGAAACACAAATACCTCAGATGCAAAAAAATCCCGGAGAAAATTTTACGACTGTGGAGGTCGATCCAGTAACTGGTGAGTATTACATTACGATACCTGAGTGGATCGTCTCAGAGTATGGGTGGTATGAGGGTACAGAGGTTAATATGGAGGTCGATGGAGACTGTATAATCATTACAGAAGTGAAGTGATTGACTTCTTATAGATAATGCGTTATGATTCCGAATGAATCGATTCAAATTCAAACTTGATTAAGTTATGGCAAAAGGATTTACAGTAAAGGCAACTGCTCCCGTGGTAAAGAAAGAAGCGGAGTGGGACTTTGATAAAGCAAGAGAAATGGTCAAGGGCAAGACGGTTGTATTCTGTCTGCCTGGACGCGGAGTATCTTACACGTTCTTAAAGAACTTTGTACAACTGTGTTTTGATCTTGTACAAAGTGGAGCAAGTATCCAGATCTCGCAAGATTACTCATCGATGGTAAATTTTGCAAGATGTAAGTGTTTGGGAGCGAACGTACTGCGTGGACCTGATCAGAAGCCATGGGATGGCAAACTGAAATATGATTGGCAGTTGTGGATTGATAGTGACATTGTGTTTAACACAGAAAAATTCTATCAATTGGTGCTGATGGATCAAGACATTGCATCTGGTTGGTATATGACTGAGGACGGTCAAACGACCTCTGTTGCACACTGGATGGAAGAAGATGACTTCCGTAATAATGGTGGAGTCATGAATCATGAAACTGGTGAAAGTATCAGTAAGCGTCGCAAACCATTCACTGTTGATTATGCAGGATTTGGTTGGTTGCTGATTAAGAACGGTGTCTTTGAGCATGAGGATATGAAGTATCCTTGGTTTGCACCGAAGATGCAAGTCTTTGAATCTGGTGAGGTTCAGGACATGTGCGGAGAAGATGTAAGTTTCTGTCTTGATGCAAAAGAAGCAGGATTTGAGATTTGGTGTGATCCTCGCATCCGCGTCGGACACGAGAAGACTCGTATTATCTGAGGCAATGGAAGAGAAGTATACAATCCTCCGTAATGGGAAAGTCCTTTTTAAGAACTTGACACAGGAGGAATACTTTGATATTATGGAGGACCTTTCGATAGAGTATTATCAGAAAGGTTCTCCAAATCCCTCAACACTTGAAACAAAAATCATTAGGATAGGTTAAGTATTATGGCAGTGAAGGCAAAGGTTGGTTTGAACAAGACGGGTTTTATGCCCGGAAAGCCGAAGAAGACTCGTCAAGGCAGCGGAACGAATACGAAGTATGCCGCTACTTCTCGTAATAAGAAGCGTAAAGCGTATCGCGGGCAAGGCAAAGGATGATTGATGACGATACACAGGCATGGGAAGCATACCCTTCATATCGATGGGTATTCAATAAACTTGAAGTCGCAATGCGATTTGGTTATGAGTGTGGACCTGCCTGTGTACCGATCAAAAGAAAGGGCAATTACATTATAAGACCAATCTATAACCTATTCGGACAAGGTATTGGTGCTAAAAAACAATACCTTGATCCTGAATTACATACCGAAGAGATGATTCTTCACAAATACGTCTCCCCTGGATATTTCTGGTGTGAATATCTTGAGGGAGACCATTTTAGTATTGACTATGAACGTATAAATGGACGTTGGATACCATTCAGTGCTATGATTGGTACACATGAAACGGAAGATAATTTAACTCGCTTTGAAGTTTGGAAGAAAATTGAGATACCAAACTTTGATTTACCAGATTTTATTCATGAAATTGATGTAGAGTACCTGAATATTGAATCGAAGAACGGTAAACCCTTTGAAATTCACCTTCGAACTGGTAATGATCAGATATGGGATCTGCCAATGGGTTCAAAAGTTTACCCAATATGGGATGAAGAGGGTATGAATCGCATGAAAGACTTAAAATTCTCACCAAATCATCAATCGGATCTTCGTTTTTACTCGGCAGATGGACATTTGAGTGATGTGAGGCGTGGATTTTACATCGAAGAAGCAAAATAAATACGTGTAAGGGATAGCAACCCCTCTAAAAGTTCTGATTTCGCAGTAAATCAGGAGCTACAATGGGCAATTCACCTGTCGATAGAGATGCAAACTACATGAGAGAGATGTGGGGAACCACAAAACTCGTCTCAGACTATGGTTCAATGCGACCAAAGAGTGATTTTTTGGATAATTTAGCAAATGATCAGCATCAGAAGATGCTTCGTGAGATTGCAAATGACGATTTGACACCAAAAAAGCACGATTTTAAGACTCAAAACGAACTTCATGAGAAGATTCGTAATGATGAGGATTATGATGATTGGGATTATGGCACAGAACCATATTATGGCAAGATTTCTGGGTAGTAGGTATAAATAATTGAACGAAAAGTACCATTTCAATGGCAGTTCAGAGGATTTCAAGAGCATTTAAGGATATTAGTCTGTCTTTTGATCCACATCCTGTGACAAAAGACCTTCCTATACTGACAAATGAGCGTGCGATTCGTAGATCTGTTCGAAATTTAGTCGAAACGATCCCGACCGAACGCTTTTTTAACTCTACTCTGGGTACAAACATACGTAGAAGTCTGTTTGACTTCGTTGATTATAGTACTGCTATTGTAATTGAGGACCAAATTCGTAATACAGTGCGGTTTTACGAACCAAGAGTGAATAACTTAAGGGTTCAGGTTGATCCAAGACCAGATGATAACAGTTTTGATGTCAATGTAATCTTTGATATCGTCGGTCAGGACCTTCCAACGCAACAATTTTCATTCTTATTAGAGGCAACACGATAAACAATGCCTTTTACTCAGTTTACCAACCTAGATTTCGATCAGATTAAAGCAGAAATTAAGTCATATCTCCGTGCAAATTCAAATTTCACGGATTTTGACTTTGAAGGAT